GCCGTTCTTCCCGCCGTTCTTCCCGCCATTCTTCCCACCATTCTTCCCGCCACATTTCCCGCCACACTTCCCGCCACACTTTGAATAGGAATAAAACATGGAAGCCTTAGAAGCCCTTCGTGAAGACTGTGCCGAATCAGAAGAGGAACTGTTTTGGGATAGCAGGGATGAATCACTTTACAATTTCAAGATTGCTTCTCCCGATGGTTCCGATCCTGACATTCTGAGCAGGTACCAAGGAAAAGTAACTCTCGTTTTCAACTGTGCAGCAGGCTGCGGAAACATCCCTCAACATTCTGTTCTCAAAATGTTGGATGAACGCTACGCAGATGAGCCAGATTTCAATATTCAAGCCATTGTTGTAGATGACTTCCAATGCCACGGATACGAAGAGTTCAATGAAGGCTTAGAGGCTTATGCCGAAAAGAATGGATTGGATTTAACTCCGGGTCAGGTTGCGGAAAAGTTTGCGCGTGACAATTATGAAGTTGAGTACCCATTTTCAGAGTTGACTAATGGCCGGTTCGACAAGCACACCTACGATCCTGATTGGGTTCCGGGGACGCAGTATCAACAGGAGATGCATCCTTTCTGGGCGAATATTACTGGGGCAGAGGGTGTGCCCCGAAACGAACAGAATCTTCCCCATCATTACGAGGAAAGTCCTTGGGCTGCGATCAAACAGGTTGAAGACCGGTCGAAGGCGGGGTTCTCTCCGATCAAGGGAAACTTTGAAAAGTATCTCATTGATCGTGATGGAACAAGTTTCCATAGGTATTACAATGGTTTTCTACTTGGTCAAAGAGGTAGGCATGGCACGCACTTTCCATGGTGGTCTGATGACCAACCAACCGACCCCAAAATCGACCCCAACGGGTGGCCTTCACTCTTGCAGACTAGGGGAATAGAGTATTCTTTGGATCTCATCAGTCGGGATATTGATAGCCTTCTCTAAATAAGACATGAAAATGTTTGAAGAAGTTACAGTAAATAGTGTTGTTGATAACGCTATTTATTATCGTCAGTTATTGGCAGAAGAATCAATACTGGTATTTAAGCAGTTGAATCTTCCTCCTACGGAGATTGTCGATTTTTCTCTTCAGGATTATGACATTGACCTAAACCCAGAGACTGTCCTAATGTGGTCATTTTGGTGTGACTACAACTTTATGGAAAGTGAGAGCCAGCCTTGGAAACACGATCCGGTAGGAGTAACGGTAGGACAGTATCATTCGTTTCTTTTGAATCGACGGCCCGAAGAGCAACCTGAAGTAATAAGTCCAGATGTAATTGTGGGTAATTGGCATAAGGATCATTACCACTATCCAACTCCGACATCAATCATTGGCATGAACATGCACACATTTACTTGTGCTGTGGGGATGGGCGATACTGTTATTGTTAATCTTGCAAATGCCTACGATGACTGTCCTAAACACATATTGGATTATTTGCAAGATAGAAGTTATGTTTATACTGATGTTTGTGGTTGTGAGGAGCCTCCACTAGCCAGCGAGCATCCGGCATTGGCTACACATCCGATTACAGGAAGAACGTCTTTGTGTTATCCCGGTAGGGATGGTGGTGGGGCGTTGGCCTGTGTGCCGACGGATGGTTCTGTTGAGCAATGGCAAGAGTACGAAGACTGGATTTGGGAATACATGAATGCGCCTGAGAACCAGTTCAGAATGAAGTGGGAAGAAGGAGATTTTCTAATTTGGGATAACAGGTCTTGTATACATAATTATTTTGGTGGCTGGGGAATTGATGAGCGAATCTTTGACCGTTACTGTATTGGTGTTGAGGCACCATTTTTCGATTTGCCGGAACCGGACCCCACAGTCGTTGAGCAATTGGCACAAACGATTCTAATCCAAGCGGGTTTGTCCTTACCTGAATCAGACCGCGCTTTGAATGGCCGAACTGGCTAAACTAAAAATATGGACAAACGGGTGACCGGGGTTGACAGGATGCGGTTCTACGGGGACTGGCCCAAAGTCAAACCCGATGAGATATTGGTGATCCCTAAAGATGACCGCCTATTGGAACATCCACCGTTTCGCAACTCAACGGGTTGGCCCGAATGGTTCAAGAGGGCACCCAAGGTTGACAAGGTCGAAGTCAGCATTCAAAACTGCAAGGGGATACAGGACTTCCTATCTTTAGGAATCACCGTTCCGTTGTGGGGAGATGTGAAGGTTCATCCCACAGAGGGGGGCGGTGTAGTCGCAGCGATGGCTGACCCCTTCTTTACGACGACACAGTTTCCACGGGAAGCAGTACAGGGCTGTCCGATCATGGAGGACACTCCGATGGAACATGCTGGGTGTCCAGATTTAAGGTCACCTTTCCTGTACAAGACCGCCCGTGGATATTCTTTGTTGGCCCTGCCGGTTCTGTACGAACCAGACAGTCGGTACCAAGTGCTACCATCGGTGGTGAACACGGATTACTTCCACCGAGTGAACCTGATTTTCAGGGTCTTAACTGATGAGGAATTCATTATTCCGGCTGGAACTCCGATGTATCACTTGATCCCGTTCAAGAGAAGTGACACTGGAAAGGTCAAGGCTGTGGTCATGGGGGAGGCTCGCATGTTCCCGATGCTGAAGAACCGTGGCATTGGTTGGGGCGGATTTGATACCTTCAGACGTAAGCGTCTGTACCGACAGCACGAAAGGGAGGCTGATGGAAACTAGTCGGGATTTGAAGGCAGAGTCTCTTGTTCGGGAGGAGTCTCTTGTCGAACCGGGTCACTTTGGAGATTCTCAGGACAATATTGTAGTTATCAAAAACTTTGTGTCTCCTTTGGATTTGGAGCATATGGCAACCTTTCTTCCTCATTTGAATAAATTCGATAACCCAATGGAAACCGAATACGATGATGACGGTGTTTGCATCTATGACGCTTCGTATTGGTGGGACCGTGTTTGCATGTCTGACACTCTCAAAGGAGTCGATCCTTTCATCTGGGAAATGGTTTATGGGTACGTTGAAAAAATGAGAGAAGTGATAGAGGACAAGTTTGGGGTGTCCTGTTATTCAAGAAATCCCTGCCTCGTCAGGTGGTTGCCCGGACTGGAACAAGCGCCACATGCAGATAAGCAGTTAAACGATGGGTCACCCAATCCGTTCCTCACCTATGACATAAACAGTATTATCTATTGGAACGACGAATTTGAGGGTGGACAGTTCTATTACCCGGAACACGGCATAGAACTTGAGATAGAGCCGGGAATGGCTGTAGCCCACCCCGGAGACATCAATTATCTACACGGCATTAAGACAGTGACCTCTGGCGTGAGATGGACTACGCCAGCGTTCTACACGATAACCGATTTACATACAGGAGAATAATATGGAATACGCAGGATACGTCTGCCATCCCGCTTCTGGGATTGCCCTCTACAAGAAGGTCTGGCCGGAAGACTCCAACTTTGTGGAGAGGTTGGAGGACTGTATCGGGGACAGTGAACATGAGTATTACTCATGGAAGAAAGCCCTCGTCGGTGACATGGAAGAGATGCCCGACTACCGGGATTGCTCCGACTTCAAGATGCGTGCTTCCGATCTAGAAACTTGCCCGGAAGAGTTTTCGGCTGCGGCTGCGGTCTATGACGAAGTAATAACAGGAATACGAGAGTGCGTGAAGCATTACGCAGGCTGTTACAACCTTCAACTAGATTTTGAGGAAGCAACCAACTTCGTTCGATACAACGAGGGACAGCACTTTGCCGTCCACGCCGATCACGGCTTCTCCTACGTTGCCACAGTATCGGCTATCGGATATATCAATGACGATTACGAGGGCGGGGAGTATCACATGCCCCATCAGAACATGAACTTTTTACCTGAGTTCGGTGATGTGCTGGTACACCCGTCAACCTTCGTGTATGCCCACGCTTCTCTGCCCGTGACGAAGGGTACAAAGTATTCGGCGGTCACGATGTATGACTACAACGACCGCAATCACCAAGATCCCAGTACCGCACAGTATGAAGCGCCCGCCTTCACAGAAACCGATCAGATCGTGATTACGACACCATTTCACGCATGAAAGTAACTCTCACTCGCGCTCACGATAATCCGCCGCCGATCCGGCAGGCGTTGCCGAGACGCGACTGGATGGATGACACTTACAATAAACATGCGTATAAGTGTTTGCCTATGACATCAGCCAACATACATGGTTGGGAGTTGGAGTTACAACAAGATGTAGTCGTTCAGGTAGATGCCCCTGAATACGGATCTGGATTTCATGGAACAGTGCCGAGGGTATTGAGCGGAGAAACGATTACTCACACACATGAGCGGGGAGGCACCTATGTCCGTCCTATAGTTTCTCCCAGCATCATCAACATAATTTCTTTTGATACTGGTTGGTCTATGGAAACACCAGAGGGTGTAAGCACATGGATCACAGGCACACCTAACTACTTTATTGATGGTGCGGTTCCGTTGACAGCCTCTATTCCTACCAGTTGGTGGCCTGACCAATGGAATATGAACTGGTTGATAACGAAGTTCGATACTCCCGTGCGGTTTCCCAAAGGGATGCCGTTCATGTTCTTTCAGTTCTACCACGATGATCTGTTGCCATCGGTGGAGTTTGCAACTAGGGATATGGGAGATGATCCAGAGTTGAGGAAAGCGCGAGCCGCCTATGGGGCGGCAAAAGCCCAGAAGGAAATAGATGAACCGTGGGTGTGGGCGGGGGGCATACGCACTGGTTTGAATGAAAAAGATGAACGTATCGGTCCGGCGTATGGGGGGCATCCGATTTTAGCGGACATTGGTAAATGCCCTGTTCAGCCCAAGGAGCAGTAATGAGTCTTGAATTTAGAGAGGGCGATCATATTCCGTGGGTATACAC